TGGTTATTGCTATACAGCTTGTTTTTGTAACACCTACGACAAGTTGGTCCTGAATACCATTTATCTGCTTTTTCTGTTGAACAATTTATACATATCACTGTTGGTATTATACCTAAAACGACCACTGTCCCTCTTTGGAGAACTTAACACACTCTTCATCGTCTTTGACAACTATCTTACCATAGTCACCTGTACCGGCTGGCTTAATATTGGTATCTTTAACGGTGACAGACCCAAATCCTACATCTGGTCTAACTGTTGTATTAGAAGTAGGTTTAGGAGTAGGTGTACTAGGCGTAGATTTATTAGGTTGTGGAGTTCCAGAAGTATTCATAGCCTTCTTTAACTTTTCTAATATCTCTTTGAATTTATTTAGATCTTCCATGTATTCCTAAAAGAAAAAGCCCCAGCTTTTGGCTGGGGCTTATTATCTTATTTATTAAGCAGTTGAAGTAGCTCTTTGAAGAGTAATTGTAGCAAGGATGAAGTCGATACCTTCTACAAGCTTAACTGTTACTGAGATGTTAATAGTGTTTCCAACTATCTGAACAATGAGTTGTTTAAACCCGCTTGGTGCATCACTAGTACTTACTGTAATACCTTGAGCAAGATAACCTGTCAAGATACTTTCGCAAGTGCTCTTTACTGCAGCAGCTGAAACTGTGTTTTTAACACCAATGTAGATATTCTCTAATTGATTACGGAAGTCGTATGCGATAACATCGGCAGCATACTGAACGTTACCACGGTTCTTAACCCAGTTTCCATCCTGACCGTATGTAGTGTTATCTACAACTAAGCGGAATCCGCCAGTCTTAGGATGTTCCCAGAAAGTGATACCATTTTGAATAGCATCATCATACTGAGTAAGTGGACTAAAGTCTTGAACAATGTTTGCTTCAGGAGTAGACAATGGTTGAGCAGTCTGACGAATGCCTGACATATTGAAATACTTGTGAGTCATTGGAAGACCAACTGGACTACCACCGCGAGCACCTGCCAATAAGCAAGCTCCTGCCCAAGGTAAGAACCATTGTAATTGACCAAGTGAACTCTCTTGTTTGATATCTTGAATTTCAAGTTGAATACGGTTGTTAGCCAAATTCTGAGATTGGATCTTACAGTTTGTATAAGTATCCTTCAATGATAAATAACCTTGACTCTCTGATCTAGCCTTAGTTGTAGCCATCAAACTTAAGTATGTTACTACTGCTTGGTGAATACCTAAGATTGTGTAATCAGAGGTTGGATCAGTAATCATGTCTGCAATATCTGCAGCTGCATCTCTTGAGAATAGAGGAACAACTGAGTTAACATGAATCGCTTGGAAAGCATTCAACGCATTAACAATGTCTGCAGTCATGGTTGCACCAGCTGCTCCACCGGCCATATAAGTTGCAGCAGAAGCATCAGGTAATCCTACAGATGCTGGATTAAGAAGACTAACATTTACTGAAGAACTGAAAAACTGTTGAATTGCGTAAGCATCATCCTTAATGCGAGCAGGCATTGAACCACTTGATCCATCTGCACCAACGTTAGATACTTTATCTAGTACACTTGGGCTTAATTGACCATATAAGGCACTACCTACAGCTGCACTCCAGTTTCCACCAGTACTACTATTAATATAACTTACAAGAGCATTAATTGTTGGAAAATTAGAAAGCTTAATAGTATATTCAGCTACACTGTTATTGATAAGTAGCATGTTAGTGCTATTTATTGAAACTACAGGAGCAACACCACCATTACGACCTAATGTCATAATAACGCTTCCGCCCACTGTTGCTGATTCAGTTATGCCGGTACCATTATTTTTAATAGTGATAACAGACATATCCTCAGATCCAGAAACAATCAATCCAGTTGCAATATGTACTGCTGAAAGGAATGATCCGCTAATAAGTTGAAAGTCTTTTCCAAAACCATTACGCTGTGAATTGGTTCCAAGTGCTTGAGCAATTGTTAAGTATGCTGCAGTATTGATCCCAGATACAGAGAAGTTCATTCCAGATGGAAGACCCAAAGACCAGTTAGCTCCATTAGCTAGTGCAGCTTGAAGTGCTGAAGTAGTAATTACTGGAGTAGGAAGAGTAAAGGTATTATCTAGTGCAGATGCTCCGCCATTGATACGTAGGACAAATGAAAGTCCGCCGCCACCAACGATTGCCCCTGGTGGGAAACCAGTAACAGAGGTACCAGGACTTACACCTACTTCTCCTGTTACCACACTTGAGCCGGTATTAGTTACTGCTGAAGCACCTAATACACCGAAACTACCAGCTGAACCTAATAAGACTGAAGATTCTGCATTTACCACTGTTGCTACACTTATTGTTACTGCACCTGTTAGAGCAATCAAGCTACCATTTACTGTACCGCCGCCAACTGTAATACTTGCGTCCGCAATAATGTTACCGTTGAAAGTATTAGTAGCACCTAATGTTGCTGAAGTACCGCACACAAAATATACATTTGCTGCAGTAGCACCACCGCTTAATGCAATAGCTGCACCAGCACCGGTAGTTAAAGTACTTGAACAATGAAACACATAGGTTCCTGCTCCGTTTAGAGTAAGTGTACCAGCTGCACCAATATTGAATGTGCCACTTGATTCACTATATACACCTGGTGTAAGAGTTTGTCCTGCAAGGTTATTAGAGATTGGAGTAGGAGACATTGCTTGAAGACTATTGTAAGCAATAAGCGCATCCGCTTGAGCAGCAATTGCTGTAGCGTCGTTTGAATGTGGTATAGATCCACCAGACACAGAGAAAGGAGGACTAGTTAAATTAAATGGTGATGCTGAAGTAGTTTGAGCTGGTTGAGCTGGAACAGCAACATCAGTGTAAGTAATTTGATTTCCACTTTCACCGTAAGCATTCGCTTGCAATGAACCGTAGCTATTAGCAAGTGCTAAAGAAGCTTTAGTAGATTCATTAGTCTTGTAGATGTATACAGTTTGAGCTCCGCCTGGGATTGCCCCATCTGCACCTGGTGCAAATAAGAATTTACATGCATCAACGATTGGTCCACTACCATAGATACTAGCAATCTTTGACATCTGATCTGGAGCAAAGTAGTTCTGAGTAATATCAGGAATACTAGATCCTGGAGGTCCAGAGGTAGCTTCACCAAAGATAGCAACTAAACCAGTTGGACTAACAGGAAACCCACCACCGAGATCAATGATCTCTTGAGAGTAAGCTCCTGGCTTATAAATTGTAGCACCGTTAAATTGTACATTGATTGCCATAGCAATCCTCCTAAGTAAGTTAAGTCAAAACTAATTATAACATAGCGCTATAGTTAGGACTTCAGTTTTACGCCGTACTTCCCCAGCGCTTCGTCGTACGTTTTCATCGTCTCATTCAAAGAAAGTTTTCTAGCTTTAATATCAGCTAGAATGATCTCCTTAAGATGTTGTCTTGGAATACTCTTCTCTCTCATAGCCCACCAAGCATCGAAATCCATCTTTACAGGTTGAGTTAATATAGACACTCTAACTGGAGCTTCAATTGGAGTTGAAACTTCTACAACAGGTTCTACCTGTTCATTAGAGCGTGCAGATTGTGTTTTTGTGTATTTTTTTGCCATAATTGCTCTCTATCTAATATTAACGCATCTTAGCACTTAAATGAACTCATCGTCTTCATCATTTTCATCTATGTATGTTTGATATTCTTCGTCTGTAGTTAATGCTGGCTCAGCTATAAGCCCCTTATTAGCTGTCCTATCAACTTTACATAGTGGAACATCTAAGCTAGTAGCTATATCTTCAGAGAATGGATTCCCTATAGAAGCAGTAGTATTAACTTCATCAATGTCTCTATACGTATCAGCACTCCAGAAGTTCTCAGTTGTGCATCTAAATCTAACCCAGCGTGTCCAAATATTGTTAGCACCCTTGTCAGCATCCTTGCCGTAATCTGAGGCACTATATGTCTGTAACTTTAGACCAAGTCGCTCTGCTGTACGCTTATATTTAAAAAGTATATAAGAGACTATGTAGTACAGCCATAGGATGTAGTCTCCACCTTTAGAGGTGTGGATACCTACGTCAACCATAGTCGTAAATACAGCTGTACCAATATCCGAATCAAAGCCTAAAGCTCCTATGTCACTGAAGGCTGCCTTAGATTCATCTTCTGTCTCATTAGCTAGATGGACGCTTATGCAGGGTATCTTCTGAGCGTTGAAGCTCCAAGCTTGTACCACTGGTATCTTAGTCTCGCTGAACCACTTCCATATCTGTTCTCTGTAGTTCTCACCATAGTCAAGATTAAGCTCATCTTGTAGGAACATAGAGAACAGATCGTCAAAGGCTCTTTTATCTTTTCTAAGATCTTTGATCCCCTGGTCTATAAGCTTGCGTACTACAATTTCTGGCATGCAGAATCCCATAATTAAACCCTGCTTCCTTTTATTATGTTATCTTTAGCCCACAGTGGCTGAAGATTAGTATAACAGCAAGCTTTCTTAAGTTGCTCATTATCACTCAAATCAAAATTAGCAAGAGGAGTTATATGATCAATGTGCCAACCAGTTCTTGACCAGTTATCCCATGTCATTCCTAATTCAAATTTAGACTCTATATATAACTTAAATTCTTCTATTGAACAGTTCAAATCGCGGACAGCAGAACCGCTTTTCATATTATTTTTAATAGCTCTATTTAATCTAGCTCTAAGTACACAGGCTAACTTATAATTAATATCATTAGCATATCTTTCAAAGTGCCTAGCTCTAGCCTTAGGACTACTGATAGTTTTACGCTTTCTAGTATTATAAGCATCTACATCTCTCTTCTTATAAAGACTAAGATTGTTACAACGTGGCGAACAGAACATAGTACTCTGCCTATGAGCAATGAAGTCATTTTTACATTCAGCACAAATCTTCTGATGTTCCTTAAAAACCTTCAACATAACTCCTTATAATGTCGTTAATTATGTTATCCATAGTAGACGTTAAATCTCTATTAATGCTTGCCATCTCATCAGAGAAGTCTTTAGTCTTAGCGGGACGAACCCACTGAGTATTGGCATCTTGCTTACTAGTAGCAGTTCTAAACTGAGAACCCTTTGAGCCAGCAGGCGCTATAGCATTGTGTTGTCTCTTTGCATTCTCTATTCTTTCAGCATTTATCTGCTTAGAAGCATCATAGATATTAGTAGATACTTTTGGTTTAGCAATGCTAGATGAACCAACTGGAATAACTTTATAAACTCCAGAACCATCTTTCATAGGCTTAGCATTTCTAAGAAGTTTAGATAACATAGGATATGGAGGCTCTGTAAATTCCATGTTTCCGGATTGAGTTGTCAACTCCATATTAATACCATCATACTGAAGTTCATTTATGAAATCAGCTGAGGACTTATCTACTCCAGATTGTATAGCAAGCTCCATCGCAGCATTCACTTGCTGCTCGAAAGCTTTGTTGATCTCTTGACCAGCTTTGGTAACTATATTCTCGACAGTACCAGAGTCGAAACCTTTATTTCTAAGGGTTACTCTTAGCTTGTCAAGCTCGAAGAGTATATTAGGCATCAGATTTCGCCTTCTTTATTATTTTAGCTCGCATGTCTTTTAAGAAATTGCTCTTCTCTTCGTCTTGCCAGTCTTGTGCAAAAGTGATAGTGATCTTACCGCTTGGAGCAATCTCAATTTTTGGTTTAGGTAAATAAGAATAATATTCTTCGTGTACTTTATCCTTATTAGCAGGATTAGATGAATAAGCTTCAACTACTTGTGGACCTTTATCTATACTATCAATCTTACTTTGAAGCTCTCTTAGTTTTAATTCAAGCTCATCAATATCTTTACCCACTGACTGAGCAAGATGATTATGCTTACCGGACACGTCGTGCATAACATTTTCAAGCTTATCAAATAGACTCATGATTCTAGCTTCTACTTGCTGTAAGTCTACTGCCATTCCATTACGAAGTGTTTCACGAATGGTTTCCATCTCTTCATAGATGTTTCCGATGTTGTGTCTTTTATAGTTTTCAATGAGTTCATTTAATCCACCATGAATAGCGTCATCGTCAAGCACATCTTCTTCTAATAGGTTTAATTCTTTTTCATCTTCTGGAAGATACCATTCGAACACACTCATTAATGCTGCTGTAAGTTCAGGGAGGGATTTATTTGTAAATTGGTATACAGTCTTGTGACCGTCGTTGAGTCTGCCAGAGTAGACATCGCTCATATGCTTTCTAATACTTAAAATATAAGTATCAATTAACACATCTTTAAAATCTTCGTCAGTCATACCGTCAACTATCTTACGTAATGTTCTAAACATTCCGTTACCGACAAGCCTTAAAGCATCACCATGTGTTACTTCAAATACTGCATCGCCCTTTTGACGGATAATATTCTTTTCAAGTTTCTCTAAAGCAATCATGCCCTTTAAGGACTTACCGAATCTCTTGGAAACGAATTCACTGATAGGTTTCTTACAACAATCGCGCAGCTCACTCCAAGGTATTTGATCTAGTTCATACCATGTCCAATTAGACATCTTTTCATGTCCACCATCGCCAACGGTATCCTTAGGTGTGCCACTTACAATTTCGCCTAGATAAACAACGGTATGGTTACCGTTTGTCTTACCTCTAAAGATCTCAGTAGAGATCCTTATGATACAACCTGTTTCTTCGCATGCTTCTCTAACAGCACCTTCTTCAAAACTTTCACCTGCGTGACAATGTCCACCAGGAGATGCTAGTCCGCCCTTATTATGTTCAGCTAGAAGTACTCTGTTCTGTGAATCCATAACTAACACTGCTGCACAGTTATTAGTGCGATGCTTATCTTTCTTTGCAAGATAATCTTCGAAAGACTTCTTTAGTTCTTTCTTAGACTTCTTTCTTTTGATGCGCTCTTCTTTGGATTTCTCTTTAGCCTTGTGATGATGCTTCTCACCCCAAGTTCCGCCCCTATCATTATCTTTTGATTCTGGAGCATCCTTACCTGGAGACGTATATTTTGCAGCTACAGACTTAGGAGGACGGCCACGCGGTCCTTCTTTGACGTTACCATGTACGATCGCCTGCATCATACGCATTTGTCT